TCCCCCCACTACTCCACCCCAACACTTAGAGTCTGATTCTGTGCGGGAAGAAATCGCTGCTGCTCGGCATGAGGTGAAGAATGCTTAACCCATACTTCATCATTGGGGCGATGATTGCTGTGGGCGGTGCTTACGGCTACGGGCATCATGTTGGGTGGGGTGATCGTGACGCTGAAATGCAAGTTGAGATTGCTAAAAAGAATGATGAAGCGCGAGAGAAAGAGCGCGAACTTGCCCAACAATTGAACGAACAATCAACCAAACTTTCGGAGGCCAATAATGTCATCACTCAAAAACAGTCTTCTCTTGATCGTGCTATTCGTGATGGTCGGCTGCGGCTCCCGTCCACAAGTTGCGTACAAGCCACCACAAATGCCCCCACTCCCACCGGAGATAGCCCAAAAGAAAGAAGTGAACCTAACAGACCGATTTATGAAACTACTGACTCCGAACGAGCAACCCTTGCAGCAATCGCCGAAATCATCGCCCAAGGCGACAGAAACACGGCCCAATTGAACGCGTGTATTGACTCGTACAACAAAGTGATGGAGGTGATGAATGCTAACCGCTGACCAACTGAAAAAACTCCACATTGGGGCTGAATGGGTCGATGCACTCAATGAGACATTTGACAGATTCAATATCTCCACCAAACGCCAACAAGCTGCCTTCATCGGGCAATGCGGACATGAATGCGGACACTTCAAGACATTGGAAGAAAACCTAAATTACCGCGCTGAAACGCTCATGAAGCTGTGGCCTAAAAGGTTTCCCACTTTGGACTTTGCTAATCAGTACGCACGAAACCCTAAGAAGATCGCCAATATGGTCTATGCCAACCGCATGGGCAACCGTGACGAAGCAAGCGGGGATGGATGGCGTTTTCGCGGTAGGGGTGCAGTCCAATTGACCGGACATAGCGGGTACTACCATGCCGGACAAGCATTAGGGGCTGATTTCGTGATGGAACCCGATCTAGTCGCCACACCCAAATACGCGGCACTTACAGCGGGTTGGTTTTGGTCTACGCATGACTGCAACCGTCTAGCAGAGGAGGCTAATTGGACGGGTCTTACAAAGAAGATCAACGGCGGGACTATCGGTCTTGACGATAGGATTAACCACACTAATCAAGCCTTATCAGTTTTGTCATAACAACTTAACAATAAAACAATCCAATGCGCTAATGATTATTCGCGCAGACACCCGCAAAGATTCAGTACAAGACAGACTTTCTGCACTACAAAATATCTGTTTACCGTATGACAAGCCCGATGATACAAATTTTGGGACTTGGTGGATTGCTACTAAAAATGGTGTGGATATTGGTTTCGCGGGTCTTGTTCGCTCTGTGCGGTGGGCTGATTGTGGCTACCTTTGTCGTGCTGGTGTTATTCCTTCTCAGCGTGGACAAGGACTACAGAAAAAGTTTATTCGTGTCCGAATTAGACAAGCGAAAGCTATTGGGTGGAAATGGTTAGTTTCTGACACAAGATTCAATCCTGCTTCTGCCAACAGTTTGATAGCTTGCGGTTTCAAAATGTTTGAACCTTCTAAACCGTGGGGTTGCAAAGACACCCTTTATTGGCGAAAGAAACTGTAATGGCTATTACTAATTTTTCTGACGATCAAGTCATTCAAGCTATTCAAAGTAGCGGCTCAATGGACAAAGCAAGCAGGATGCTAAACATTGATATTTCCGCGCTTTATAAGCGGCGCAGACGAATTGAACATAAAACTAAACAAAAGATTGAAGCACCTCAAGCGGAAAAGAACAATCAATACGCACATTTTCAAATTTCATTAACCCATCCGCATAGCAACAATTTGGGTATCCTTAACGGGACAGTGATTGTTTTTTCTGATGCACACTTTTGGCCCGGCATCCACTCTACTGCTTACAGAGGTCTTTTATGGGCCATCAAAGAACTGAAACCCAATGTTGTAATTGCCAATGGCGACATTTTTGATGGTGCTGGAATATCTAGGCATCCACGAATTGGCTGGAGTAAAGCACCCACAGTCATTGAAGAACTAAAGGCGTGTACTTTGGCGATGGGAGAGATTGAAGAAACGGCTAAAAAGGCCCGTCACAACGTCAAACTGATATGGCCTTTAGGCAATCACGATGCGCGGTTTGAGACCTTTCTAGCGGCTAATGCGCCCCAGTATGAGCAAGTAAAGGGCTTTAGCTTGAAAGACCATTTCCTAAGTTGGGAACCATGTTGGTCAGTATGGCTAAATGAATCCACTGTTGTTAAACATCGATTCAAGGGTGGTATCCACGCAACACACAATAATACGATGTGGGCAGGTACTAACATTGTCACGGGACATTTGCATAGCTTAAAAGTCACTCCATTCTCTGACTACAACGGCGTGAGATACGGCATCGATACTGGAACCCTTGCGGAACCTTATGGCCCACAGTTTGAGGACTACACAGAAAAAGGCCCACTTAACTGGAGATCGGGCTTTGCGGTGCTAAATTTTCACAATGGCAAGTTACTGCTTCCCGAACTGGTGACAACACACGGCCCCGATTCCATTGAATTTAGAGGCCGCGTGATTCCGCTTACTTAACTTCTTCTGCGTCATCTTCCGCGTCATCTTCCGCGTCATCTTCATCGATTTCGCTATCGTCAAAAACGACCGGATTCCACGCACCAATCCAACCCTCTGACTCTTGGAATTCGACAAATTCCTTAATGACTTCAATGATTGCAAAGTCGTTTGTTTCAATGGTCAACTTGCTATCACCAAGCCAACCCATTTCGATTTCAATCTTGTACATGATTTTCTCCTTAAACTGCGGATTGCAGCCAAAGCATATTATGGTCAGCACATGACACAATTATTTGGGAAATTACTATTGCTAAGAATTCTTTTTAGTCTTGTACCGGTTGACCATTCTAAGTACTGTCTCATGTGAGATAAAGCGATGCCCGTTGTAGCACTCCCTTCGTCTGACAAGCATATTCTCAACGGTCTTAGTGTGTTGAACAAACGAGATTGCACCGCACTCGGGGCACTTCATGCCACTATTGTTTGTACTCTTAGGATTCATTGAGAGCAAGCCAAACCATAAAGCAAACGCTACCAATGGCTAACGCAATGCCAACAAAGCCTATGGCAAAGATGGTGATTACAGTTTCAATCACATCACACCCCGCATTTCCCAACCTGCTAGAAAGTAGTTCCATCGGGTAGTGATAGCAGAGTTTGTAAACTTCTTCCCGTCCCAATGAAGTTCATCCGGTGTGTAACCTTTGCCCGTCATGAGGGCTATAAATACTTGTCTAGCTTTCATGTCTTCTCCTTGAGTTTGGCTTCAATGGTCAACACATTGATGCAGTACGACCAGCTTTGCCAGTTCATACATCCATACGGCATGTTGGTTGTCTACATGTGACGAAAGTGTTTTAAGTTCATCATCTTCATAAAACAACACAATGCAAGACTGGTCAGGCTGTATGCGTTCTATTGCATGGGTGAGCATGGCAGTAGCATCCCAATCTTTAAGGTGATGTACTTTCATGTGCCCTCCTTTGGTGGTGTGCAAGTGTGAATGGTGATTAAGTCTGGTGTGCGCTTACCGCAGCGGGGGCAGAAGTTGCGCTCTTGCTCAATCTCTTGCCCCAACCTTTGCACTTTACGCATGGGGTCTGCCAATGCCCTCTCTGCTACCAGTTTGGCAAAGGCTACAAGTGCCTCAGAGTAAATGCCATCAAGGTGTGGACGCATATCAATCAATCCGCATTCTTGCGCCATCTCAATGATTTCATCTTGTGTCATGCTTGTCCCCTTGCTTTCAACATTTTCAGCGTATCGGATTATTTGGTGTTTGCGCGACCCTTGAAGACCCCAATCGCCTTGTCTGCGACTGAGTTCTTCAAACGCTTCATCTTCCGGACTCAAAATCCAATGTCCTCATCTGCGGGAAACCCTTTCGGCTCTTGTGGCTTTGGGTCTTTACAACTTAACCAACCATTCCAATTGCCACCGGCAGGGAGAGAGTCAATCTTGATAGTCATCTTGTTACCGTCTTGATATAAACCACCAACCAAAACCCACCGGTTCTTTTCCTCACCATCTTGATTTTTGTATGTGCCATTTGAGGCGATGAGGTCTTTAATCTTTTTCATTTTTTTCTTTCAAAAGTAAGTTAAGTTTTTCGTCAAGGTCGGAGAGAAACTTCACCACTTCGGTATCCATTTCGCTGATTAGCTTCTCGTCTCGCTCGACTCGTTTGGTGAACATTTCCAACCCCTTTAGTCTCGGGTCAAAGGAAATGAAATCACACCATTCTTTTCCGGTACATCTAAGCTGAAACTGAATCTGCTTTATGTACTTTGCGGGGACTTTTTTGTTTAGCAGTGTGTCAATGTGGGTGGATGTATTGGGACATTTAATCTCGATGATTCCATTGCCCACAATCCCATCGGGAGAGGCTCCGGCTTTCTCAATGTCCGGATGAGCAATGAACCCCACTTGATCGACCAACACTGAATTGACCATTTCATAGTGCGCTCGGGCCATTGGCTCGGTCTCTGTACCCCATGCCATTGACGCATTAGTAAACGACTCAGCTACTTCACCCGTTAAACGCTCACAAATCAGTTGGGCCATGTAATCGTCCCGTGACGCACCATAACCCCCCGTCTTTAGCTTTGCCATCACATCGGAGACGCGAGAGGCGGTTACCTTACCCAAACGAGCGGCGAACCATTCCGGTGAACCTTGTTCCATTACAGACTCGCTTTCTTCAAGTCTTTGGCTACGATGATGGCGTTCTTTGCAGATGCATCATGTCCGGCTACCTTGATGGCCTCAAAGTAAGCTTCCTTCAATTCTTCCTCTGTGGTGGCTGCATCAATGGAAGCGATTAGCGGGGTAATGAGAACGGGCTTCTCGGGCTTTTTGCTTGCAGCATTACCATCATCATCTTCCGGTGCAATGCCACACGCTGCCATGAGGGAACCTCTCCGCGCATAAGTCAAAGCACTCATGTGACCTTGAGGGTCGGCTTTGCTTGCGGGGAAGTGCAAGATGCCACACTCCAACATTTCGCCGGACTCATGAACAAACATCGTTTCAACCATCACACCGTTTTCACAGTCGTATGACTTTTGAATCAATGCAATACCGTTATCGTTTAAAGCCCCCATAACGGCCTCAACGCAAGCGGATAGGTCTGCATAGCGTGATTTGAAATGAGGGTTCGTAGAGGTCTTTAAAGCGGGGCCAAAAGCCTTTTGTGCTTTGACCAAAGCGGTAGCGATTTCTTTCATTTGGAATCCTTTGCAATGAGTTCGGTTTGTAGGTTTTTGATTTCTTCGCGTGAGTTCTCGATGTGGTTGACCAACACGCGAATATGGCCTTCCAACAATTGAATGCGGTAAAGCAGTCTTTCAAGTTGATCGGCATCATGCTCACGGTATAAAGTCTCTGATGTTTGTTTGACAGAATTGATGATGTAATCAGCATCCATTAGGGTCTCCAAATAAAACAATCAAGGGCAATCACGATAAGGGCTAAGAGGCTCACCACACGCACTACCTTATCTGCAATGGTCAATTGCGCTACATGAATCTCAATGCAAGACCCGTTCTCCATACTGTTGGGGAATGCTTCGTTGAATGTGCGGGGGAATTTGGTTCTGTTAAGCATGAAAGTCCTCCAACATGGCGATGTGGTGTTTCTTGATCTGCGAGTAGATCGATGCTTGATCTGCTGCGGTGAGTTCGTATGTCACTTCAGTACCGGCGGGTTCACCTTCAAATGCTTCGGTGGTGTATGCGAACCAATCGTAGACTTCGGAGAGGCCAACAGAATCATCTGCTTCAAAGTAGTCAAACTCGACCGTGAGATAACCGTAGTCGATGCTGTGGACTTCGGTGGAGTAGGTTAGATTTTTCATGTGCTTCCTCTTAGCTTTTAAAGATTTGGCAATGGCAACCTTGTTTCACCATAAGCGAAAGAAATCCAAGTGCTTTGGTAATTGAGGTGAACTCCATGTGCGACCAATCACCTTGTGCATTTGTTTTGCTGAATTCAACAATGTAAGTAGGTTTCATCTTTGCTTTCCAATAGACCCTATGCGATGTGCTGGGGAATAGAGATATTCTCAGTCCTAAATGTAGTAAACCAATGTAGGATAAACCCTAATGTGCAAAAATACAACATCTAGCACAATAAATCATGTTTCCACATTGCTTTCCCTCTGAGACGCACTACCGTGAATGGGTCAATTACGCCAAAATCGTAGCTGAACCCGTACACATCTGTGAGGACTGCACTAAGGATTTTCAGAGGGAAATGCTCTTAGAGGAACGGTGCAAACCCTCCCCGAAGTGGTGGATTGGAAAAAAAGTTTCAGACCCTATTGCATAGATGTTTGAAGTTGGGTTAAGATTCTCCTCAGACGCTTGGCGGCGTTATCACAGTAGGGTTACACATGAAGTCTGCTGGTACTGTGCCAGTCCGCCAACATCCGAAAGGGTGAGACTTCAGGTGTAGCCCTTTTTTTTGGGCAAAAAATGGAAATCAAAAATTGGTCTAAGTTCCAACATTTCAAAGACCGAAAGCCACCTTGGGTAAAGCTGTATCGTGATCTGTTGGACGATATTGAATGGCATGAACTTGACCCCAAAGCTGCCAAAGTGTTAGTGATGCTGTGGCTGATAGCAAGTGAGGACGATGGACACATCCCACCCATCAAACAATTGGCTTTTAGGCTAAGAATGTCAGAAAAGGATACCGAAGTATGCGTTTCCAAGTTGTCTCACTGGATGATACAAGATGATATCAACACGATATCAGAGCAATATCAAAGTGATAGTCTAGAGACAGAGAGAGAGACAGAGAAAGAGGAGAGACAGAAAGCCACTGTCGTGGCAACGCCTACCGGCGTATCTGATTCTGTTTGGCAAGACTTCAAAACCCTCCGCAAAGCAAAGAAGGCTCCCATCACGCAACGGGCCATTGATGGCATCAAGTCCGAAGCGGAGAAAGCGGGGTGGTCGATGGAGCAAGCATTGTCCGAATGTTGTGTTCGAGGTTGGCAAGCCTTTAAAGCCGAGTGGGTGGCTCCAAAGCCGACATTTGCTGACATTGTCAAAGTCACAGTGCCAAGCAAGACAGAGCGAGACCCCGCGCTTGTCAAACTGGACGAAGATAGGGTACGAACTGGCCCACCTCCGGCTGAGATACGCGCCCAAATAATGCAAGCACTGAAAGGTAAGGTGATATGAATGAGTTGGCTCTTTTCGCGGGTGCTGGTGGAGGAATACTTGGGGGAAAACTTCTCGGATGGCGAACAGTCTGCGCCGTTGAATGGGAACCCTACCCCGCAAGCGTACTGCTCGCCCGACAAAATGATGGAAGTCTCCCGCCTTTCCCGATTTGGGATGATGTTCAAACCTTTGATGGAAAACCGTGGAGAGGAATTGTTGATGTCGTATCGGGCGGCTTTCCTTGCCAAGACATTAGTTCAGTCGGAAAAGGTGCAGGAATCGAAGGAGAGCGCAGCGGAATGTGGGGACAAATGGCGCGCATCATTCACGAAGTACGACCTCGATACGCATTCGTGGAAAACTCACCAATGCTCACTTCTCGGGGGCTTGGACGAGTTCTCGGAGACTTGGCCTCAATGGGGTTTGATGCGAGATGGGGAGTGTTGGGAGCAGGAGACATTGGCGCACCACATCAAAGGAACAGAATCTGGCTCGTGGCTTCCAACACCGTTAACTTCAGATTACAAAAAAATAACGAGGAACAAGGAATATCACCTAAAAAGAAATTTCGATCTGCCGAACAAATTGGTTCAGATTGGGCATCCCCCTTCAAAGAATGGAGGATGGGGGTGGTTCCATCCGGTCTTATCAGAGTCGATGATGGGATGGCCGACCGGGTGGACAGAGTTAAAGCCATTGGAAATGGACAAGTCCCAATTTGTGCAGCAACCGCATGGAGAATCTTGAATGACTAAAGAACAAGCACACGCACTGCTCAACTTCGTCAAGTTGGGGTTTGCAATCCCCGCATGGCGAATCAACAAAGCATTGACCATTACGGGGGACTTGAATGCTCAACGAGTTAGCCGATCACTATGCCCAACTAGCAATGACGAAGGGCTGGACAGAGTACACACGCCATCGGGTGAAGGAACTACGCGATTCGAACGATATGTGGAAAGAATTACCCCGCATGGTGAAGGAGCGCATTGATGGACATAAACACGCCGAGAGGACGCGAATCGCTGAAAGCGGAACACCGAGCGATGGAGATATTCGCTAAACACTTTCCGGATTACGAATACTGCGAAACACCAAAAGACAAACCCGCAGACATTGACGCGATCTTGATTAAACAAAATCAGATCATGCGGGTGGTCGAAACCAAATGCAGAGATATGACCATTGAAGAATTTATCGGACGATTTAACTATCAGTGGTTGGTGACATTTGATAAATTGGAAAAGGGTAAGCAAATTGCAAAAGCATTATGTGTCCCGTTCACCGGATTTTTATATCTGAATCAATCTCAGATTTTGCTTGTTCAACAAATATCAAACCATATCGGTTATGTGCCGGAGATCACGATATTCCAAACCGCGACACAGAAAAATATAAATGGCGGTCGAATAACTCGATCAAACGCATATATCGACATGAGCAACGCGACACAATTAAAATGATTCAAATCCATTTCACTGTCCCACAAGTCGCCGGAAAGGGTAGACCCCGCTTTGCCCGACAAGGAACCTTCGTCAAAACTTACACCGATTCCAAGACTTTGACCTACGAGAAGTCAATCCAAACCTATGCCAAGCAAGCGATGGGGTCTACAAGCCCTCTAATCGGGGCTGTAGCGGCTTATTTGCACATCCGAATACCCATACCGCCATCGTACTCAAAAACGCGCCAAAAGGCTTGTATTGAAGGAACCGAACGCCCAACCAAAAAGCCCGACATTGACAACATCGTCAAAGCGGTATTGGATGGCATGAATGGGATTGTGTATGTTGATGACAAACAAGTGGTGGATTTAAATTTAACAAAGGTTTATTCCGCAACAGAGGGAATAGATATTATGGTGATGGAAATATGAACTACACTTTATATAACCCACAACAAGGACACGCAGTTTTAAAAGACTTGTGGCCTCAAATCAAAGCCACATTGATGGCGGGACAGAAATTAAGGATTGAGGTAAAACAATCTCGGCGCAGTGCTGAACAGAACGATATGTTTCACGGGATTATTCACAAGATACATATTGCGATGAAAGCTGTGGGTTCTAAATGGACTGCGGACGATTGGAAACGATTATTAATCGACCAATGGGCGCATGAGACTAATCGCAAGATTGGGAAGGTGGCCCCCTCACTTGATGGCGAACGGGTGGTTCAATTGGGGTTGCAGTCGCACAAGTTCTCGATTGAAGACGGGTCAGAGTTCATTGAGTGGTTGTTGGCATGGGCCGCACAAAAGGAAATTGATGTAAACTAATTTTGTTGGTGTAAACGGCTTGGCCCCGTGGTGCTTTTATTCAGTTGCTACCTACCCTGCCGCATGGGAGACACCAACACCCAAAAGGACACACATGGGCTTGATGTTTCCTAAATATAACTATTACCGCAGCAAGACTCACCTCAAGAATGTGGCCTCTTTGCTTTGTCAGCACTGCGGACGGGATGGGTCGGTGCAAGCGGCGCACTCCAATTGGTCAGAACATGGTAAGGGTCGGGGCATCAAAGCAAGCGACATATATACAGCGGCACTCTGTCAAGACTGCCATCAAGAGCTAGATCAAGGAAATCACCTCTCCAAAGAGGAAAGAAAGCGGATGTGGGTTGAGGCTCACAAGAAGACGGTATTCACGATGACGATGCTAGACCTATGGCCTAGAGACATTGGAATTCCGCTAGAATATGATTAACCGATGCTGGTGGCCTTCCTCCCACAAGTGAACAGTCTGAGGCCGGGGCTTCGGCCCCTCTTTTTTAAAGGGTTTATATGACCGGACTTCTAGCCCCCGCTGCTGAAATCAGCATCGAGATCAAACAAAGTAAAGCAATGGACGATGAAGGCGATTCTTGTCCCGTTGCCACACAAGATGTTGAAGTCAACCTCAAGTGTCGCCAAAAGGCCATTGACAAAGCGATGTATGGCCCGATGAACCCCAACGAACCGAATAACGACTATTGGCGCAAGCTGGCAGAGGGTTGGCGTTTGTCTGCTGGACAAGCGAAAAAATCCACTTGCGGTAACTGCGCGGCATTCATTCAGACCTCTAAGATGCTGGACTGCATCGATAAGGGCATGGGCAAAGATTCAGACGCATGGGATGTGATTGATGCTGGCGACTTAGGCTATTGTGAGTTGTTTCACTTCAAATGTGCATCAAAGCGCACTTGCTCGGCATGGATTGTTGGTGGCCCAATTACTGATGACATGGAAGGTGAAGAATCATGATGAAAGTCTCGGAAGCAATGCAAAAGAAGGTCGGCAAGGTCATGGGCGAATACAAGCGCGGTGACTTGACCTCTAACAAGAAGGTCGTGAAAAACCCCAAGCAAGCTATTGCAATCGCAATGAGTGAAGCAAAGATGCCGATGCGGGGCCAACGCACAGCAACCAATAAGGCTAAAAAATGAAGGGCTTGTATGCCAACATCAATGCCAAACAAGACCGCATCAAGGCTCAAAAGGCTGCGGGTGTAAAGCCCGAGCGCATGAGAAAAGTCGGTAGTAAGGGTGCGCCCACTGCGGCTGCATTCAAGGCCGCTGCTAAAACCGCAAAGAAATGATTAAGCGCGGCAAAGAATCTTTCGCGGGGTACAACGCCCCAAAGAAGACCC